CTGTCACTTTAGTACAACGAGCGCCTTTCTTTTCCTGTACTTCTACCGGAAATGTCTCAGTGAACTCTTTTAATAGAGATTGCACCTTTGTATCAAAGTTATTAAATAGCATATATTATATTTATGGCTCTTGTAAGTATTATTAGATGAGCAAAAAAAAGCGTCCGTCTAAACCTAACTCTCAACATCCTACTAAAGACACTAGTCTTATAGTACACCAAAACGAAAAACTAAATAGGCCAATCCTAATAAAGCAGCGACCGGATTTAACAATCCGACAAAAAGAATTTCTCGGAATAGCCTTAGATAATAACACTAAGATAGTATTTCTCTCAGGACCTTCCGGTAGTAGTAAGAGCTTTCTCGCAACTCTTGCTGTACTAGAGTTAATGAATTTAAAAAAGGTAAGTGATTTAATTTATATCCGTAGTATAGTAGAAAGTAGTGATAATAAAATGGGATTTCTTCCAGGGGACGCGACAGAAAAGCTTTCACCCTATCTAGAGCCATTAATGGAGAAACTCGAAGAGATGTTGGATACATCCGATATAAATAATCTTCAAAAAGAGAAGCGTATTCAAGGTAAGCCCACTGGCTATCTCAGAGGATTAAGTTGGAATGCTAAGGGTATTATTATGGATGAGGCTCAGAACTCTTCCCAGAAAGAACTTACCACTCTCTTGACACGGGTAGGCCATTTTAGTAAGCTTTTTATCTGCGGGGATCCTATGCAATCAGATATAAATGGTAAATCCGGCTTTGATAAAATGTGCAATATTTTTAATGACGACCTTAGCCGCCAACATGGGGTACATGTCTTTTATCTTACCGAAGAAGATATCGTAAGAAGCGAAATTGTAAAATTTATAGTAAAAAAACTCAACTTGTATAACACCAACAAGTAGACGGGCCCTTATAACTTTTTTTTATTGCGGGAAAAATTATATTTTGCCCGTATAATATATAAATAATATTCCTATGAGTTTAAAAGCACTATCTGACTACACCACATACGCAAAGTATGCAAAGTATTTGCCCGAAAAGCAACGGCGCGAAACCTGGGACGAAATGGTAGAAAGAGTATTTGATATGCATGCTACTCAATACGCAGAAGCTTTAAAGAATGACGAGTTTAAGAAAGAATTTGAATTCGCCAAGCTCCAAGTACGGAAAAAAAGAGTTTTAGGTGCTCAACGACTCCTTCAGTTTGGTGGAGACCCAATCTTCAAGCATAACGCAAAGGTATATAACTGTTCCTTTGGATATATTGATCGCCCCGCTGCATTCCAAGAGGCAATGTATTTATTACTCTGCGGGTGCGGTGTTGGATTTAGTGTACAACATAAACATGTTAAGAAATTACCTAAAGTTGCTGCGACCACAAAAGGTAAAAAGGTATATAAGCCTGAAGATAGTATTGAGGGCTGGGCTGACTGTGTTGGCGTGTTAATGTCTTCTTTCTTCTTAAAGCCCACCATGCCTGATTATTTCGGGTATGACATTGAATTCGATTTCTCAAATATCAGACCGGAAGGAGCATTAATTGCTGGTCAATTTAAGGCTCCAGGCCCTAATGGATTAGCTGACTCTCTTAACCGCGCACGTAAAGTTATTACAAGTCGTCTTCAAAATAAAGATATTGCTGAACTACGCCCTATTGATGTGTATGATATTATTATGCATTGCAGTAACGCGGTTCTATCAGGTGGTGTGCGTCGTTCTGCTACTATTTGCTTGTTTAGTAAAGACGACGCTGAAATGTTAGCAGCTAAAACTGGTAACTGGTTCGAGGAGAATCCACAACGCGGTCGTTCAAATAACTCTGTGTTACTCGTAAAGAAAGATGTCACCAAGGCAGAGTTTGATGCATTAATTGAATCGACCAAGCAATTCGGAGAGCCTGGATTCGTCTTTGCTGATTCTGAGGACTGCGGCTATAACCCTTGTGTAGAAATTGGTCTATACCCTCAAACCGAGGATGGCCGCTCTGGCTGGCAGTTCTGTAATCTTACCGAGATTAATGGCCGCTATTGCGACACTGAAGAGAAGTTTTTACAGGCATGCCGCGCCTCAGCAGTAATTGGAACGATGCAAGCTGGTTATAGTAATTTTAAGTATGTCAGTAAGGAAACCAAAGAGATTACTGAAAGAGAAGCTCTTCTCGGTTGTTCGATTACAGGTATTATGGATAACCCTGATATTCTTCTTGCGCCAGATATTCAACGCAAAGGCGCGCAGGAGATCAAGAAGATGAACAAAAAGATCGCCAAGCTTATCGGTATTAACCCTGCAGCGCGTACAACCTGTGTAAAACCTGCCGGTACTACATCCTGTGTTCTAGGTACTGCTAGTGGGGTTCATCCTCATCATGCTCATCGTTATATGCGCCGGGTTCAAGCAAATCGTAATGAATTTCCTGCTCAGATCTACAAGCAAACTAATCCAGAAGCCGTAGAAAAGTCTGCTTGGAGTGCTTCTGGTACAGACGTAGTAGTTACATTCCTTTGCGAGGTGCCTAAAGGTGCTATTGTAAAGAACCATTTAAGCGCGGTTGAGTTACTCGACAAAGTTAAACTCACTCAACAAAATTGGGTAGAGTCTGGCACTAATAAAGATCTTTGTGTAATGCCTGAGCTACGTCATAATGTAAGTAATACTATTACAGTACGCCCCGAGGAATGGGACGAGGTAAGAGATTATATCTATAGGAACCGTCAGTGGTTTGCTGGTATATCTTTACTATCCTCCTCAGGAGATCTAGACTATGTTCAGGCCCCACTTTGCACTATTTTAAATGCAAAAGAAATTGCCGAGACCTATGGGGATGCTGCTATTTTAGCCTCAGGCCTTATTGTTGACGGTCTAAGAGCATTTAACGACAATCTTTGGGATGCTTCCAGCGCAGTACTCTTTCATAGAGAGAATTACAATAACGCAGGTCAAGAAGATAAAAAAGAGTTTGTACGTAGAGCCACTCAATTCGCAGAACGTTATTTCGAGGGGGATATTCGCAAAATGACCTATTGCCTTAAGCATGTTTGGTTATGGAAAAGATGGCTCGATATTAAACGCACTCATAAAATTATTGAGTGGGGCGAGGTTAAAGAAATAAACGAGACATTTGTTGATGCAACTACATTAGCAGGTCAAGCATGTGCAGGTGGAGCATGTTTAATATAACCGATTTAAACTCTTTACTCACACGCTATCCTAATGACCCTTACGGTTATTATGACGTGTGGGGAGACCGTCATTTTTGTTACTCTGAAAGAGAATACAATATATTACTACGAAGGGTATATGTAAATGTATTTGTATTAAATGGACGACGCCCTTAAAAAACAGTTAGTAGGTACCTACTGTGTGTGCTATAATGTATCTTATAGCGAAGTATGCTCATTAATCCGTAACATAAAGAGCATTAACACTATAGAGCATCTTCAGAGGTATATGTGCTGTGCTGAAAAGTGCGCGCTCTGTCGCCCCGATCTTCAAAAGATTATTAATTACTACAGAAAAACTGATGCTTAGGTAAATATAGTTATGCGTTATGTATATCTAAGTTTAATGTGTCTTTTACTCACTGGTTGTTCAATGTTTCCTAACGTAAAGTGGCCTGAACAATGGAAGAGCTTAGCTAACGGTAGTACTGGCTCAGTAGTCGCCGCCCAAAAGGTAAATGAAAATGTTAAACAAATAACTGATGCTGATAAAAAAGTAGAAGAAGCTCGTAAAAAAATGGAACTAGATTATGCTAAATTTAGAGAAGATCTACAGAAAGTATATGATGATCGAACCAAAAAAGACAATGAAAATTTTAATGTAATCAGTCAATTAAATTATGGGGTATATGAAATAACTCAAGAAAAGAAAAAGATAGATATTAACACCACTATCGCTCATTTACGTTCTAAAGAAATTATGATGCGCGGAGATAAACTCACTGAAGAGCAAAAAGAAAAAATTAAAGACGAACTAGATATAGAAAAAACTAAAACTATTGACCAGCTTTATATAAAGTATAAAGCAAATATTGATCTAGCGGTTAAGCAGAAAGCCGCATTAGATGCAGCTGAAGCTCTTATTTTAATTAAAGAGAAAGAAAAAGACACTCTAAGAGCAGCTAATAAACAAACTATTGAAAGATTAGAAGCTGATAGAAAAACTGAGATTGAGCGTATCGCTAAGGATACTGCCGACAAAGTTAAGCTAGCACGAGAAGCACAAAGACAAGAAATGCTCGGGTATATGATTAAAGCATTAGTGGGCGTCGGAATACTATTTTTAATCCTTGGGGTACTTTTAAAGAGCGTAACGTTCTTTGGAGTGTGTTTAGCAGCTTTTGGTTTAGCTTATGTAGCTATAATGGTTCCGATGTGGGTAATAGGTTTAGTAGTCGGCTTAATGATAGTAGCTGTATTATGGCATGCTCATCGCGCCACAATTTGTGCTACGGTAAAACATAAGGCGCAACTATCTGCTCAGTTGCTGAGAGAGTCACCACCTCAATAGTACCCTCTACTGCCCTAGCTTTAGCCTTACCAGTTAGCTGAGTTATAATCTCTTCTCTAGTAGCTACTAATATATTAGTATTAGCTGAAGGTAAATTAAGATATCCATCATTCTTAAGTTGCTGTAATTCTTTACGGCTTTCAAGCTCAAGTTTTTTAAGCTCGCGAGTATTTTCTGCTTTTTTATTTAATAAATGTAACTTGTTAACAGTTTCAATTGCGCCAGTACTTGCTGCAATTAAACTCGCTAATCCTGCCATCATTTCCGGGTCTCCGGTAGCTACAGTAATTTTCTGTAACTCTATTATACTCTTAACACTACTTTCTACTAATTCAGCTGAATGCTTTAGTACAAAGTCTTTCATTTCCTCATCTGTTTTTGGAGGAACTACAGGCACACTATTATTAGCAGGAGCTCCTACTGTTTTAGTTACTACCGATGTAGCTACAGTAGTTCCAGCTGGCGGATTTAAACCGGCAATAAACGCATCAATAGAATCTATAATATTGGCATTATTATCTGGGTTGCCAGACACTGGGGGGATATTCACTAAAATATTTATACTGGGCATGGCTTTTTCAAGAGCAGAGTATATTATAAACACACTATGAAAGAAGTAATCGTAACTGTACAAGGACACGGCACATTCATTATCGCCGCCGATAAGGTAGCACAACTTATCAGCTGGCTTTCATCCAATAAAGCTATTGGGGTAAACGAGAATAACAATAACTTCGGTGGACAAACTTTGTTAAGAGGTTAATATAAAACTATGTTTCCTGTAACTCTTAAATTCGTAAAAACGCATGAGCTGGCGGTACTACCTAAGTACAATCATAACGATCCTTATACTGGAGATTCTGGATTGGATGTTACTGCTGTAGAGACGACTATAGTGCCTGCTAAAGGATATGCAGTGATTCCAGTCGGTCTCAAGCTTGCATATGTGACCCCTGGTTACTGGTTTCGAGTCGAAGGTCGGTCTGGGGTAGGCTTTAAAAAGCATATCTTTCCTCATTTTGGTATTATTGATAACCCCTACCGCGGTGACATGGGTGTTAAGCTTTATAACTTCGGTACAGAGGATCAAACGTTTAATGCAGGCGATAAAGTAGCTCAGCTTATTCTCTACCCTCTCATTCAAGCTAATATTGAGTTTGCTGAGGAAGTGAGTGAGTCAAAACGTGGGGAGAAAGGCTTTGGTTCGTCTGATAAAGCTTTAGAGCGCGCTAGCGAAATTATTTATAATAATCGACTCGGTACGGCTTGAGTAATGACAATTAGCGATCAGCTTCAAAGTATTTGGGTAGAGAAATATCGGCCTACTAAGCTAGCCGATATGGTTCTCTCTGATACACTTCGTACGTTCGTAGAAGAATGCAGACGTAAACAAGAGATACCTAACCTATTACTAGTGGGTAATGCAGGTACCGGTAAAACTACTTTAGCTAAAGTAATTGTTAATGAGATATTAGATGCTCAATATCTTTATATTAATGCTAGTGAGAAGAACGGTATTGATGAAGTACGTACCTCTATTCTTACGTTTGCTCAGACTAAGAGTCTTGACGGTAAACTTAAAGTTATCTTCTTAGACGAATTCGATAACTTTACCGATGCTGGTCAAAGAGCATTACGCAATGTTATGGAAGAGTATGCTGGTAATACCCGGTTTATTCTTACTGGTAATTATCTACATCGTATTATTCAGCCTATCCAATCACGGTGTCAGGTCTTTACTGATTTTACTCCTCCTATTAAAGAGTATGCTAAACGTATCGTATATATTCTACAGAAAGAGAATGTAAAGGTAGCAGCAGATCAAATAGACCGTATTAAAGAGGTTATCCGTTATTATTATCCAGACCTTAGACGTATTATTAACTACATACAACGTAGTGTTATTGATAGTACACTCAATCTACAAGTCACCATTAATAACGAGGGATTCGCACAGGACATCCTGGAGAAACTATCGTCTAAAGACGACTTAATGTCTCTACGCAAGTTTGTTATTGAGAGCGAGCAAGTGTTTGGTAATGATTATCCTAAATTACTTAAAGACCTATTTAATGCAATTTATAAGAGCTCTTTACCTGAAGACAAAAAAAGACTTGCATTACTGCAAGTCTCTGAGTCTTTGTATAGAAGCGCTCTAGTGATGGATCAAGAAATTAACTTCTTCTCGTGTTTAATTAATTTAAGCGCTCTCTAAGTCGGTTATTTCTACTTTTTTCATATCCGCTATAGTATGTATAGCTTTTAACCGAGCCTCGTCTTCATCTAAGTATTCGTTCTCTATGTATGCATCAGTTAATCCGTTGACTGCGTCTTCATATTTATTTAAAAACTCTTCCTGGTCCATATATCTTTTTTGCGTCTGAAATTCTTGAATTGCTACAGGCTGTACTTCACTTACTTGTTCTTTATAGCATTCAGGCTTTATAGAGCCATCCTCGTACATACACTCTGGCACAACAGAATTAGTTTTTTCATTCCAGCACCCTGCTTTTACTTTAGACTCGTTAGATTCTGGTACTGAATACCCTTGCGGATTTACATCGTTAGTAGCGTCTTCAGTAATCATTTGCATATAAAGGCCTTCAAGAGCTACAACTGATTCTTTTGTTAATTTTTTATTGCCTTTAAGTGGCTTAAAATTTGAAGGTTTTTCATCGTTATATTTGTTACCACCTACAGAAGGCTTTATATTCTTTTCAGCTAGTTTATAATCCCCTTTTTTGATCCAATTCTGCTCGTACCCTGAATGATTCTGTTCTTTCGTTTCTGGCTCGTCTTTATTAGCTTTCCATTTGCCAGGCTTAATATAGTCTTTATTAGCTCGCTTACTCTTGGCTGAGACAGGAGGTAAACTCACTCCGGTATCAATTACTTCTATTAAACCAATAGGAATAGTTACTAGATTACCATAGGAGCCAGGGGATGGCTCTTGATAGAGATCAACATGAGTGGCTGGCATACCAGTGTTTATACCTAACGCGCCAGCGCTAGTATTTGGAGTGTGCAATTTGCCTATCCGTAAATTATAACCAGATTTGCTTATATCTTCTAAGCGTTGTTGAATCATCGCAGCTAAGTCTTCATATCCCTTAACTGATTTATAATTAGATTTAAGCTTAACAACATCGCCCTGTAAGAAACCTGCGCCTTGCTTATAACGATCGTATATAGTTTCATACAAAGGCAAAAAGACTGATTTAAAGTGACTCATATCTTTATATTTAGTAAAAGCTACCTATTATCACGGGAGTTAACTAACAACTTTTAAATCAAAGCAATAATAAGTACAGTCCGGAAACTAGCTTGTAATGCTAAGTATTTAATCATGGCAAGCCTCGTCTTTAATACATTAGCCCCAAGTTTTCGGATTACTACCGATAAACACATTTACTCAGACCTTCATCTAGACTTTAGCTCCCCTGTTAAAAGAGATGTTACTTCAGACTATGATTTAGCTGCTATAAACAATTCAATTGTAACTTTATTTAATACTATGCCTGGACAAAACTTATTAAATCCAGATTATGGGTTAAATTTGCTTCAGTATTTGTTTGAGCCAGCTTCTGATGTTATAGCTCAACTTATAGGGGATAGAATCTTTAAAGGCATTAAAGTGTATGAACCACGCGTAACTATACAAGGTATTAATGTAGAAGTAAATATAGACGAGCAAATGTATACAGTAACATTAAATATGATTGTGCCCACATTAAACAGCAGTATTAGCATCGCCGGCGCTCTTACAAAAAACGGATTTAATCTCTTATAATATATGGCAACAAGTAATACAACTGATAGTCTTAATTTAGATATAAAAAAGAACGAGTATGTTGCTTTTGATGCTGTATCTCTGAGAGATTTTATACGCCAACGACTTACCGATAGTGGGTTATTTACTGATCAATATTTCGAAGGGTCCAATATTGCTGCTATTAATAATATTATTGCTTATTCCTTCCACACTTTAATGTATTATCTTAATCAGACTTCAACTGAATCTATGTTCAGTGAGTCCCAGATTTATGAAAATATTAATCGTATAGTAAGTCTTATTAACTACTCCCCGGTGGGCTCGCAAACCTCTACTCTTTCTTTTTCTACATCAGCTACGGCCGACCTTGAATATGGCACCTATACAATACCACGCTATAGTTTTGTAAGAGTTGGTAATGCCACATATTCGTTTAACACGGATATAACGTTTACAAAAACAGTACAAAGCGGCGCAGAGTATTTAACAACGGTAGGAGACCAATACCTTTTATACCAGGGCACTTATATAGAATACCCGCTTTATACGGCGCGTGGAGAAGCTAATGAAATAGTATTTCTTGTACCAGGAGAAGATACTATTATAGACCATTTTAATATAGACGTTTATGTAAAAAGTATTAATAATGGAAGATGGTCAAAGTGGACTCGCTCTGAGTCTCTTTACCTTGAGAATTCTACCGCTCAAAAAATTGAAATACGCTTAAACGGCAATAAAAATTACGAAATTAAATTCGGTAATAATATTAACGGCTTGCAATTAACAGCTGGGGATATTGTATCGGTGTATTATTTACAATCTCTCGGCGCTGATGGAGAAGTAGGTAGCGGAGCAATTAATGGTCAGCCAGCAATTTTATATTCTACTGGTCAGTTTAATATAATTAAACAAGATATTATAAGCCCAGATTTAACATTACTTAATGATACTAATATACTATATCTAGATTTTGCAAATAGTAACATCTCTACTTCTTTTACTGAAGCAGAAGGGGTTAATAGTATACGCGCAAATGCGCCCGCTACATTTAGAACTCAATTTAGAGTAGTCACCTCATCTGATTACGAGTCTTTTATTAAAAACTCTTTTGCAAATATTATTAATGATGTTAAAGCTCTTAATAATAATGAATATACTAATGGTCATCTAAAGTACCTTTATGATATAGGTTTAACTAATCCTGGTCAAGATTATAGAGTGCTTTATAATCAAATGGCGTTTGCTGATGCGTGTAATTTTAATAATGTTTATGTTTATGTTTTACCTAAAGCAACTAAGTTAATTACAAACAACTACGTAAATTATTTAACTCCAGCCCAAAAACAATTAATTATCTCGTCTGTAAGTGATAAAAAAACTTTAACTTCAGAATTAGTTATAATGGATCCAGTTTATAAAGCTGTTACTATGGGGCTAGGTAAAGACGCAGTAGATCTAACCGATATTACTAATTCTCGATTGGTAGTTACTTTATTAAGAAACTCAAAAATACCAGAAAGCGTTATAAAAGACAGAGTAAAAAACATTTTTGAAACATATTTTAATCCTATTAAAATAACTTTAGGATTTACAGTTAACCTTACTGATATAACTGGTAGCATTTTAGCTCTTGATGGAGTAAAACAAGTTACTACCACCAATCAAGATCAATCAACTAATGGTTTATCTCTTATTGTATACAACCCTTCATACCCTATAAATGACATTATATCAACCACTAAAAACTTTACGCTAAGAAATTTTGAAGCGGTATATCTAGACGATATTGATGAGCTTATGACAAGAGTGGTTGTTGAGTTAGAAGTTACTAGAAACACTTCTATAGTAAACTTTTAATTAAAAGTTAAAAATGGATATCACGCCACAAGACATATACGGTTTTACAGTTTATGGGTCCACGTTTTCTTCCACTGTTACTGGGGCTTCCGCTACCTTAGTTAATAATGTTTCAGGGTTTACTTTAGCTACACCGTTTACATGTTCTTTAAATTACGCAACGAGCGCTACAGAATCTGCAATAACATCTTTATATGATATTGTGTGGTGGTTTGGAGATGGTACGTATAGTAAAGAGTTCTCTCCATCCCACATATATAACTGGCCAGGACAGTATGAAATAAAAGTAGCCTTATATAGCTCTTTATCAGCTAGTGTACCAACTTTAAGTGGGCGCACTTTTTCAACTGTAGTCAAAGTTGTAGATTACCTTTCTACGCTTCCTGATACAAATTATTTATCAGATAATTTATCTTGGAATTACGGGGTAAGCGGTTATTACAATAAGTCTTGGAACGATATTATGGTTGGTAATGTATCATCTGGGGCATGTTT